CCAGCAACTTCCTGCTTACATTGGCAGACAGCATTATGAATTCACCAATAGCCGTGACAGACCTGCGCCCAGGTGTCATGATTATTGGCGGCGGACAGGAGCTGCCGACATACGACCTGACCGTGCGGGTAGCCGTGCGGCGCAACTAAAAGGAACACAATGGCCACCAGCACATTCCTCTCTAACGCCACGGTGAACATCACCCAGGGCATGACCACGACCGACCTGTCCGACCAGTGCCGTTCGGTCACCGTCACCATCGGCAGTGACCCGCTGGAGTCCACCGCCATGGGCGACACCGGCCACCGTTTCGTGTCGGGCCTTCAGTCCGTTGAGGTGACGCTGGAGATGTTCCTCAGCTACGGCGCAAGCGAGGTCGAGGGCATCCTGTCCAGCTGTGTGGGCACCGGCACCACCACCCTCGTTATCAGCCCGTCGGGCACCACCGAGTCGGCCACGAACCCCGAGTACACCATCGCCAACTGCATGCTGGAGAACTTCACGCCGATTGCTTCAACGGTCGGGGAATTGGCCATGGTCACCGCCACATTCACTGGCGGCACCTGGGTGCGCGACGTTACGGCCCCGTAAACACCTACCAACCGAGGGAGAAAAAATGCAGCTGCACCTGCACGTCACCACAAACGACAACCAGGAATACACCGTCACCACAAACCTGTTCGTGGTCGTCGCCTGGGAACGCAAATACAAGCGCAAAGCATCCGACCTGGCCTCCGGCATCGGCGTCGAGGACTTGGCGTTCATGGCGTTTGAGTCGTGCAAACAGGCAGGCATCACGGTGCCGGCAGTGTTTGACGACTACGTCAAGAAGCTGGCCGCAATCGAGGTCGTCGGGGAGGAACCCGAAAACCCTTCCTGAAAGGCTCGTACCACTACGCGCTAGCGGTGGTGCTGGTCAGCACCGGGTACTGGCCACCCGACATCCCGTTCAGCGGGCAGGCGCTGGCCACGGTGGTTAGTATCTTGAACGAGCAAGCGAGGAAACAACGGTGACAACCCAAGCCAACATCAGCCTGGTGGGCGTTGAGGATGCCATCAAGGCGCTACGCAAGATTGACCCTGAGCTGCGTAAACAGTTCAACCGTGACGCCAAGGAAATTGGCGCACCGGCTATCCGCGCGGCACAGGCCGCGTACCCCGAAATGCCGTTGTCGGGTATGAACCGCCAGTGGAAAGCCAAAGGCCGCACCCTGTTCCCGTATGTGGCCGCTAAAGCACGTCGAGGGGCCAAGGTCAAGGTGGACACGTCCCGCAAGACCAGCAACGTCATCCTGATTCAACAGACCGACCCAGGTGCCGTCATCTTTGAGACGGCCGGCCGCAAGACTGCAAACATTCTTGGGCGCAACCTTGGCGTGGTAGCACCGACCGAAACCCGTGTGCTGTCTAAGGCTGTTGAGCAAAACCGCCGCCAGCTCGAAGCCGGGTTTGAGCGCCTGGTGCGCGACGTCATGCGCGACGTCAACAAGGAAACCCGCTAATGGCTATCTCCATCCCCATCATTTCCGAGTTTGTTGACACGGGCGTCAAGAAGGCCGTCAAGGAATTCAAGCAGCTGGAGACGACTGGCGCTAAAGCCCAGTTTGCGTTGAAGAAGGCGGCCATTCCTGCAGCTGCCGCCATGGGCGCCCTGACAGTGGCCATGGGTGACGCGGTCAAAGCCGCCATGGAGGACGAAAAAGCCCAGCAACTGCTCGCCCGCCAGCTGAAGGCCAGCACCGGCGCAACCGACAACCAAATCAAATCAGTCGAAAAGTACATCACGGTGCAGGGCCGCAACCTTGGCATTACCGACGACCAGCTGCGCCCAGCGCTTGCTGGACTGGTGCGCGTCACCAAGGACGTTGACGAGGCGCAGAAAGCCACAAACCTGGCTATGGACATTGCCGCCGCTAAGGGCACCAGCCTGGAAACGGTGACTAAGGCCATGGAGAAGGCGTACGGCGGCAACCTGAACGCGCTGGCCAAGCTTGACCCGTCAGTGCGCCAAATGATTAAGGACGGCGCCAGCCTTGAAGAAGTGTTTGCAACGCTTCAGGGCACGTTCAGCGGGGCTGCTAAGGAGGCGAGCAACACCGCTGCGGGCGGGTTTGCCAAGATGAAGCTGGCCCTCGATGAGACGAAGGAGTCCATTGGGGCGGCCCTGTTGCCCGCCATCCAGAAGGTGCTGCCGTATCTGCAGCGGGCGGCCGAGTGGGCGCAGGACAACCCCAAGGCGTTCACAATCATTGCCGGCACGATTGCGGGCGTGGCCACTGCCATTCTGGCTGTAAACGCCGCCATGGCTCTAAACCCGTTCGGCCTGATTGCGGTGGGTATCGCCGCGCTGGTTACCGGCATCACCATTGCATATACCCGCTTTGAGACGTTTCGTAACATCGTTCGGGCTGTCATCAACGGCGTAGCCAGCTACATCGAGTTCATGGCTAATGCCTGGGTCAAGGCCACTAACACGATTATTCGCGGCCTGAACCTCATTAACCCGTTCAAGGACATTCCGTACTTGGGCGACGTCAAGCTGGGTCGTATTGGTGGCGACGGTGGCGGCTCCCGGTCAACGGTGGCGGCTATCTCAGCCGGGGACATGCCAGGCGCTGGCGGGGGCGCTGGGGGCGGTTCTGGGGCGATTCCTGGGCTGGGGGCTGGTGTGGCCCAGTCGGCCGCTTCACGGGCCACCAGCGCCGCTAGGAGCGCTGTGGTGGTGCCTAAAGGCCCTGACGGCTATGTCGGCCCCATGGGCCTGCCTGAAATCAGCCTGGGCGGCTTGCGCCTTGACCAGATTGACCCGTCTATCGGCGGCACCCTAGGCATGGCAGCTGCGCCGGACGTGACCATCAACGTCAACGGTGGCGACCCCAACGCGGTTGTGGACGCGCTGCGCGAATACATGCGCCAGAACGGGTCTATTCCCATCACAGTCAGCCCGTTCTAATGCCACAGAACTACGTCGTTGAATACAGCACCGACAACATGGTGTTTACAGCACTGTCAAACGTGCAAGACATCAGCATCTTTGTCGGCCGACACCGGCAGCTTGACCCGTACTCATCAAGCCGTGCGGTCATCACAGTGCGCTACCCCACGGGGTTTGCATCGCCCATTACGGCGTTGACCAGCGGCAACTTCATCAGAATCAATAACCAGTCCAGCGGCCAGTTCATGTTTACTGGTGTCATCAACAACGTCAACGTGTCGTACGGCATCCCGTACGCAGGCGGAGTAGGCAACGCCGACTACCTCACGCTGTCAGTCGAGGGGTCGTTCAGCCGGTACGGCCGCGTACAAGGGCTTGGCTATTCCATGGCGGCCGACAGCCTCTACGAGCAGCTGCTTGATTGCTCAACACAAACCGGCCTCAGTGTGCAAACACTGTCAACAAACACTCAGGCGCTGGCCGCGACAACAGTGGACGGGTCGTGGGGCGACTGGCTGGCCGCAGTGCTGCAAACCATCAACGGCCGCGTGTGGGACTCCCAAGCCGCTGGCATCACCACGGTTCGCACCCCGTTTAACGTCACTACAAGCCCAATCACGTTTAGCGACACCGCAAATAACGCCACTAACCAGGTGTACGACAAAGTCGATTTCGGCAGTTACGCCGACAACTACTACACGCAGGTGACCGTCGACCCCGAATCGTTTGCGGCGGCAACGGTGCAGACTGGCAGCGCCCCGTACCGCACCCTGCAGCTCAACACCCTAAACGCAAGCACCGCGCAAGCCACTGACTACGCCAACTATCTGCTGAACAACTTTGACACGCAAGGGTTTGCACTGCTCTCAATCAGTTGTCTGGCCGAGGCGCAAAACACGTTCAAGCTGGACGCGGTCAGCGGCGAGACTGGCAACCACATGGCGACAATCCCAGGCACCCAGGTCAACGTCACGTTTCGTGGCACCACGTTTGCTTGCATCATTGAGGGTGTCTCGATGTCGGCCACGCCGGCGTCGTCCCGCTATACGTTTTACCTGTCGGGCGCTGACCTGAACGCGTACCTGATTCTGGATAATGCGGTGTTCGGCAAGCTGGATAGCAACAAGTTAGGATACTGACATGGCTGTGAAGACGTTTACGACGGGTGAGGTGTTGACTGCGTCTGACACGAACACCTACCTTGCAAACGCGGGCCTTGTGTACGTCACGTCCACGACTGTTGGGTCGGCGGTGTCAAGCGTGACAATCAGCAATTGCTTTAGCGCAACGTATGACGATTACCTGGTGTTGTACCACGGTGGCACGTCAACAACTAAAAACGACTTGGGCATCCGTATGGGCAGCACCACCGCAAACTATTACTACGCAAGCGTGTACAAGGATTACGGCGCTGGTGCCATCAATTATGTCACCGTCAACAATGGTGCAAACTGGACTTACGCAGGCTGCCAAGACAACCCAAATGCGTTAGACGTGCGTATCTACAGCCCATACAAAAGCGAAAAGACAATGATAAACGCGCTGTATGTTGGCCCGGCGGCGGACCGCGTAGTCGCATCCGCTGGCGGGTTTCTAGATAACACCACTAGTTACACATCGTTTACAATGTTTGCGGGCGCTGGCACTATCTCGGGCGGCACCATCACCGTGTACGGCTACAGGAAGGCGTAGCAATGTCTGACCCAATCATCGGCACATTCCACGACGCAGCCACCGGGGAAACCATCACCCGCGAACTGACCGCCGAAGAAATTGCGGCCCTGCCCGAACCCACCGAACCGCTCGAATGACAACGCGGTGGGTGATACCCGCCGCAACCGTGTCCCTAGCCCTACTGTGGCCCGCCCGCGCCCACGCCATCGGCTGGACATGCCAAAGCCCTGACGGCAGCTGGGCCATGACCCAACCCGACGACCACTACAACGCCGGCCTGCGCCCTACCTGGGCAGATTGCCTTGCCTGGAATC